CCGGCGTCATCGAGACCATCCCTTGCAGCAACAAGGCCAAGGAGAGCATCCGTGCAGCCTGATTCCGGCTACGGCTCCGGCTACGGCTACGGCTACGGCTACGGCGACGGCGACGGCGACGGCTCCGGCGACGGCTCCGGCGACGGCTCCGGCTCCGGCTCCGGCTACGGCTACGGCTCATCCGTGGTTGTCATGGATGACGATCTGGAGCCCGCATGACACCCCTCGACCTCGCCGTTGCCTGGGTCCACGCCGGTGGCGGGCAGGGGAAGGAGCGCGAGGCGCTCGTCAAGGCGCTGCACAGCGCGACGCTTGCCGCTGGCGTCGGTGAGTGGGTAGTGCCGAGCGGTAAGGGCGTGGCGACGCTGGAGGGTGCGCTCCGCTGCTGGAAGGCCGCCGCGCGCCGCCGCATCGCCGCCGCCCCCCGTGGCGCCCGCCCCAAGACGCGGGTGCCGGTGACGGTGTTGGCGACGGCAGAGGCCGCGGAGAGGCTTCGGAGGGGTGAGCGGGTGTCGATCATGTCAACGACGATGGTGGAGGTGGGTCATGGGTGAATGGTGCGACGATCTGGCCAACCGCTACCCGTGGACCGGCGAGGCGCTCCGGTCTGTGCCGGGGCCGATGTGTCCCAAGATTGACGCAGCGCTCAAAAACGAGCGAGGATCGTGCTGGAGCCGCCCCACCGATCTGCCGCGCCGCAGGCCGCGCATGGTCGACCTTGAAGGCGGCGGGCATGGCTACAGCGACGGCGACTTTGACGAGGTGTGGTCTACGGCAGAGGACGCCATCGCCGAGCGCGATCGGGCTCGTGAAGGTTTGGAGGATGCGCGCCGTGCGTGCGAGCGGTTGCGGATGGCGCTTGAGGATGTGCTGAAACTGGCGGACGAAGCGATCTCGGAGGTGTGCGATGGGTGAGCGGGACTGGGCGGCAGAGGCGCGGGAGCGGTGGCCGGGGTGTGAAGCGATGATGTCTGGCGGCGTTCTGTACGTTGCGATCGGCTCCGTTTGGCGCAACGCAATGCAGGACAAAGGCGGGTGGTGGTGGTCTTCAACGAGCACGGCACAGACCCCCATCGCCGCCATCGAGGCCGCCATCCGCGCGGAGCAGGACGAGGCGCGTGCGACGCTGGCACGGCTGGCGGTGTGGCGGGTGGACCAGCCCGAGGCCGTGGGCGCTGCTGGCGTGGTGCTGCTGTGACGGCCCCGGACGTGGTGGAGCTGGGGCGGCGGGCGGTGGCGTGTGGGGTGTGGCGGTGGATGCCGGGGATGCTTGTGGCGCGCGACGAAGTTTGGGGGCCACGGGCTGGCGTTTCCGTGCGCGTCAGCGTAGAGGCGTCGAAGGACTCGTTCTGGCTCGCGGAGGGGTGGGAACCGGTGGTGTCGGACCCCGCAACCCTCGGATGTCTCTTGGTGCTGGTGCGGGAGGCGTGGGGCGACCCAACCCTGTCGGCAGCATGGGCGGCGCGGCGCTGGTACATCGTTACCCCCGTCCGCGGCGTGGGGTTCGACGCGCTCAAGGCGATCGATGCGCCCGACGAGCTGTCTGCGCTTGTGGCCGCCCTTGAAGCCGCGCCGGTGCGGTCGTGAGCGCCAACCACAGACGCACCGTATACGCGGACGAGCTCGCGCCGCCCGGCCCGGACCACTACGAGGACCGCAGCGAACCCATGACGCCGGTCCGTCCCGTGCTACCGGCCCGCACGCGCGCCGCTGTTGTCCGCGCTGTCCCGTGTCCTGTGATCGGCTGTGAGGCGAAAGCGGGTCAGGAGTGCATGGCGAGATCGAAGGAGCCGCCCTACCACAAGCGGCCAGTCAGCCACCACGCGCTGCGCGTTCGTGACTGGTGGGCGCTGCTGTGAGCGCGCGGCCCACCCCCACGGGTAGCACCGTCCCTACCGGTGCCGCGCAACTCCCGGTGACGCCGGATAGCGCGGCCCGTGGCCCCGTCTACGCCGACCCGGAGGCCGTCGTGCGCTGGCTGCGCCTGTGGCTATCGGGGAGCGGTAGGGGCAGCATGGCCAGCGACGTGGGGCTGACGGAGACGGACTGCGTGGCGGTGCAGCGGGAGATCGGAGGCTGGCCGCTTCCGAGGGCTGCGCTGGCGCTGGCGGAGCTGTCGAGGTTGGAGGGTGAGTCGGCGAGTGGAGCGGAGAAGGGCGGTTGAAGTGCAGACGGATCGGACTGCGCCCGCGCGAGGGAAATGCACACTATGCGCTTGGGGTGGCGGAACGGTCGAAAGGCGAGGTTTGCGCGTTTGTTTGGCGCGTCAGGACTTCCACGGGCGAACGCCGAGAGTTGGCGTATGCCGTGGGGTGCAGCGCATCGTTTGCAGGCAGGACGGGCGAACGCCGCGAGTGCGGGAGGGTGATCGGCGAAAGTGACGGGTTTCCGTTGCGCGGACCATCGAACGTTTACCGGACGCTTCGGAAGGCGATGCGAGAGGCGGGCTAGGCGAATGGGTGCGGCGGTGGTAGGGTGAGGCTATGGCCAATAAATCCAAGCAGCCAACAGGTGAGGCCGTGACGGTAGGGGACAAGCGGCGCGAGGTGTTCCTGTCGTCGATTGCCAAGGGGCTTTCGCAGACTTTGGCGGCACGCGCGGCAGGCATCAACCCGTCTACCGCGTGGGAATGGAAGAAAGACCCGGAATGGGCGGCCAAGGTCGAGGCCGCCGAAATCGCCCACATCAACAAGCACCTGGGCATCATCAACCGCGCAGCCGAGGACGGCGAGTGGCAAGCCTCCAAGTGGCTGCTATCCGTCCGCCACCGCGATGAGTTCGGACAGCGCGTGGAAGTGACCGGCAAAGAGGGCGGCCCCGTCCAGATCGAGACGCGGGAGCCCGTCGAGTTGACCGATGCCGAACTACGCGCCGAGCTTGCTCGCCTGACCCCAGAGGCGCCCAAGGCGGACTCGTGAACGCCAAGGCCGACCGCTGGCGGGCGCTGCGGGCGGAGCAGTTGCGCCGCGAGTTGGCGCGCCGGTCGCTGGTAGAGCAGGCGCGATGGGTATCGCCAGAGCACGCGTATGAGCGGTGGCACGAGGAAGTCGCGGCGGCGCTGGACTGGCTGCTGTCGGGGCACGGCGACTCGCGCCGCCTGCTGATTGAAGCGCCGCCCGGCCATGGGAAAACCGAGATCATCGGGCGCAACGCGACGGTCGCCTTCATGGGCCGCAACCCCGGCGCGGGCGTGCTTTACGCGACGCACACGCAAGACCCCACGGCGGACCGGGTGAGCCGCGACGTTCGGGAGCGCGCGAAGGTGTGTTCGCGCCTGTGGCCGCACCTGTCGCACGAGCCAATGGCAAGCGGTCGGGAGTGCGTGGTCGGCGTCCGCTACTGGGAGACGCAGGGAGGCGGGTTCTTCCGCGCCGTTGGTGTTGGGGCTGGCACAGCGGGCACGCACGTAGGCTTTGCGGTGGTCGATGACCCCTTCGCCAACGCGGCGGCGGCGCGGTCCAGCACAACGCGCGACGATGTGTGGGAATGGATTGGGCGCGACGTGGAAAGCCGCCTGACGCGCTCCGGCGGCCCGCTGGCCATGACCCATACCCGGTGGCATATGGACGACGCCGCGGGGCGTGTCCGCGCGTCTGGTAAGTGCCTGCCGTGGCCTGGACCGGACAAGGCGGTGGGCGGCGTGTGGTACGTGATGAGCCACCCCGCGATCGCAGAGGTCGAGGGCGCGGACTGGCGAGCGGTTGGCGAGGCGCTATGCCCGGTTACGATGGGGATTGCGAAACTTGAGGCAATCCGAAACTCCCCCACGATGACCCCGCAGGCGTTCGCCGCGCTCTACCAGCAGCGCCCAACCGACGACGCGGACGCCGTGATCAGGCAGGAATGGACGCTCAAGCGCCACCGGTTCGACTATGACGCGGCGCTCGCGATGGGCTGGGATGACGTCATTCTGTCCGCAGACCTTACGTTCGGCGCGTCGGCCACGTCCGATTACTGTTCAATGCAGGTTTGGGGCAGGCGCGGGCCGGATAGGTATCTGCTCGATCGCGTCAACAAGCGCCTAACCTACACGGAGGCGCGTCAGGCGTTGCGGGATTTGTGCGGTAAGTGGCCGAACATTCGCGCAAAGCTGATTGAGAGAGCGGCAAACGGCGCGGCGATGGTTGACGAGTTGTCGCGCGAGATCCCGGGCGTGATCCCGGTCAAGGTGACGGGGCGAGTCGTCCCGGAGAAATTCGCCACGACGGCGCATTTGTGGCAGGCTGGCAACGTCTGGCTACCAGAGGCCACGATTGCGCCGTGGGTGACGGACTACGCGGAGCAAATCTCTAGCGTCCCGGCGGCGACCCACGACGACGACGCGGCGGCCACGGCGCACGCGCTGACGTACTGGCAGGAGGGCCGGTCTGTGCCGTCCGCAACGGACCACGCCAGAGCAGCCACCACAATGGCCACGTTTGGCGGCGGACCGTTCGCGCCGTCACCGTGGTAGCGCGCTAGTCGACACCACCGCCTCCACCGTGGTACCACCACCGCGAGGATACGCCATGCCACGCGCCCGCAACCCTGACGGCACATTCGCCCGCCGCGCTGATTCCGGCGTCCCCGCCGAGCGCCGCGCTGACAACACGGTGCAGAACACGCTCACGATGGGCGGCGTTCCCGGCATCGACAAGGGCGCATCGTTCCAGTTGGCGGACCGGGGGATCTGGATCCCGCAGGAGCTGGACCTCATCGTTCGGCAGATCGGCCTAGCACACCGGATTTGCGTCATGGTGGCAGATGACGCGACGCGCGCGGGGTGGACGGTCGACGTAGGCGAGGACAAGGACGTAGCCGACGAGGCGGACGAGGCATTCGCGATTCAGGCCAAGGTGAACGAGGCGCTTTGGAACGCACGGGTTTACGGCTGTTCGCTGATGGTGATGGCCCCGAGAGATCCCAGGGCGGACCTGTCCGAGCCCATGAAGGCTGGCGAGCAGATCGCCGCGATCCAAGTCTACGACGCAACCGAGGTGTTCCCGCAGACCTGGGATATCAACATCCGCAACCCGACCGGCTATCGAGAGCCAGAATCGTGGCTGGTGACGCCCGCAACGATCGCGTCGGCTGCGTCGTTCACCGTCCATGCCTCCCGCGTCGTCTACGTTTGGGGCGCCCGCCAGACCCGGCGCGTCCGGTACACCACCCCGGGCCTGCGCTGGCTGGACATGTCGACGCTTGAGCTGTACCGGTCGGCCCTCATCCGTCGCGAGCGGTTCGACAACTCGGCGGTGACACTGGCAGAGGCGATGGACACCGCGATCTTCAAGGTCCCGAACCTTGTCCAAATCCTATCCGGTCCGCCAGAGCAGGCGCTCGCCGCGCTCCAGCGGTACAGGGTCCTCGCCCAGCAGAGCGGCAACGTCGGGCTTGGCATGATTGACCGCGAGGAGGAGTACGAACGACACCCGCTGTCGGCAACCGGGTTCGACGCGCTTGAGGCCACCAGCCGCCGCGCGATTGCGGAGGTCGAGGGCATCCCGCAGACCAAACTGTTCGGCGACACACCCAGCGGTCTTAACACCGACAACGAATCAGGCCGCAAGCAGTACGCGGCGTTCATCGATGGCTATCAGTCGTCGCACCTGCTACCCGTGCTCCGAAGGCTGTACGCGGCAATCCTTAATGTCCCGGCGGGTCAGATGCGGATCCGGTTCAACCCGATTGAGCCTGTCAGCCTCGCCGAACTGGCCGACATTGAGCTTAAGCTCGCCAATCGCGACGTTGCGCTTGCAGGCGCTGGGCTGGTCGACGTGACCGAGGTTCGCGAACGTCTCGCGGCGGACGAGACAACGGCCCGCTACTCGCTGGACCCGAACGCCGCGCCGATCGACATCATGGGCGACGGTAAGGACGGCGGGGGCCCGGGATCGGATGCGTTTCAGTCCGCGCAGAACATCGCGCCGGGCGCCGAGACGGGCTCCAAGGTGATGGACGCATCGCCAGCACAGGCCCCATTCGGAGCGGTGAAGCCGTGAACCGGCGCGGCGACGCGCTGCCTCCCCATGACCGGCGGCTACAGGCCCCGTCAAAATGGGTGGCCACGTATGAGCGCAGGCTTCGCGTCGGCGTCATGGCCGAGATACGGCGGGCGTTGCTGGCAGAGGTGCGGCCCGTGCTAAAGCAGCTTGAACGCGAAGAGCGAGAGGCGCTCGCCGCCAAGAAACGCGGCGATCAAAGCGACAAGGCCGCCCGCATCCTTGCCGCGCTAACCCGGGCGGCTATCCGTGTCCGCGCTGCCGCAATCCACGTCCTCGACATCGGTACCGCCGTTGCCGCCAACGCCACGAACGGGGCGCGTCTGGCCACGCAGCGCGCGCTCAATGGTGCGCCATCCCCGCTGACACCGGCACAGGCCGCCCACAACCGGGCGCTTGGCCTGGAGGTCCCCAGCGCGTCCACGGTCGCAATCCGAGCGATCGACATCGGGGCAACCGAGGCGCAGCGGGCGGCGCTGTCGGCATGGTCCGCGGAGCAGTCGGCGCTTGTGTCGAGCATCCCGCGCGAATCGCTGTCGGCGCTGTCAAGGCTGGTCGCGGAACACGTCCGGGAGGGTACCGAAGTTCGGACGATTGCGAAGATGATTGAAGAACGCTTTGCGATCGACGACCGCCGCGCCGCTCTCATCGCCCGTACCGAGGTGGCCAAACTCAACTCGCGGGTTGCGCAGGACGCCATGCAGCGCGCCGGGGCGACAGAGTTTGTCTGGCGCAACGTGCAGGACGAGCGCGTCAGAGGCAACCCCAACGGCCTGTACCCGAACCCGACCAAAACCGGGCGCATTGTCGAGGACCATTGGACGCTAGAGGGCCAGACGTTCCGGTTTGACGACCCGCCCGTTGTGGACGAGGCAAACGGCATCCGCGCACTACCCGGAACGCGCCCGAATTGCCGCTGTATTGCGGTGCCGGTGTTCCCGGAGCCTGACGAGGCCGAGCTAGACGCGGCAATCGCGGCGGGGGAGGATGAGCCGTTGCCGTTCTGACAGCCTGTCGCGCCAACCTTGACAGGCTGTCAAACGCCGTGCTAGCCCTCGCGTATGCACGACTGGCAGACCCGAGCCGATGACAGCGACCCTACCCGCCGCGCGGATGTGCTAGAGCTGCGCGCGGACCGGCTTGTGGCTCCGACCGTGCTACCGGAGGGCGGGCTCCGCGGCGAAATGATCGTCGCCACCGCTGACGAGGTGTTGCAGTACGCGGACGCGTCCTACCCGTCTGGCGTCCGCCGCGAGTACGTGCCGCGGTCGACGCTGGAAGATCCCGAGTGGATCGACAGCCTCAAGCTGCGCCCCCTCATCGTCGCGCCGCCCGAGGTGCATTGGTCCGCGATTACGCCTGACAACATCGACCAATATCGAGTTGGGCAGGTTGGCGAGTCGATCCGCTGGGATGCCACAGACCAAGTAGCATCCTACGTCGCGGACACCCGAGCGGGACTAGATGCCCTACGTTCGGGGTTGCGTTCTGTCTCGGTTGGGTATAGCGTTGCCATTGACAAAATGTCAGGCGTCGCGCCAAATGGTCAACCCTACGACGTGAAACAGACAAAGCGTCTAGCGAATCACGTCATCCTCACCGCCCGCGGTCGTGTCAACAACGCCACCATCCGCGCCGATTCCACGGAGTTCATGATGGACCTGCTTAAGCTCTCCGAACTGTTGGCCAAGTTCGGCCTGATCATCCCGGTCGGTGCCGATGAGGCCGCGGTTGCCAAGGTGGTGGAAGAGGCGCTAGAGGCCAAGGACATGGAGATCGCGCGCCTGAATGGCGTGTGCGAGGGCATGGAGTCGGCCCGAGGCGACGCCGCTACCGCGCACGAGGCCGCGCTTACCGAGGCCAACGCCAAGGCCGCCGCGCTGGCTCGTGGCGATTCCGCCGAGTTCGTGACCGCCTACAAGGCGCATGCCTCCCTGCTCGCGTCGGCCTCCGCGCATGGCGTCGAGGGTGCCGCGGACCTTGACACCGGCTCGCTGCGCAAGGCACTAGCCGTAAAGCTGGGTTGCCGCGCCGATGCCCCGGACGCCGAGATCGCGGGCTTCATCGCTGGCGCTCTCAAGGCCGCCGAAGCTGTTGCGCCCCCTGCCGTCCAGGCCACGCCCGGCGCTCGCGCTGACGCGGCCTCGTCGGTTCACCCGTTCTACGCGCAGACCGGCCCCGGTCGAGCCGCCAAGTCCCCCAAGGAGTAGCCCATGCCCGTTATTCTTTCCCCCGGTGGCCTCCCGGCCCGTCCGATCCAGGGCTACCCTGGTGACTGGTCGAGCCAGAGCCTCAACCCTGGCATCAACTCCGCAACGTGGCAGGGCGGCGTCCTCGCCGACATCTGGACTACCACGGTTAGCGGCTTCACCAACAGCCATGACTACGTGATGACCGTTACGATCGCCGGTCTCGCGCCGCGCGACATCACCTACACCTCTGACAGCTCTTCGAGCATTGACGAGGTTGTGCAGGGCTTGACGGATGCGTTCAATGCGGACCCGTTCGTGACCGCGTACGGCGTCGCTATGGCGAATCTGTCCTCCAACACTATCACCGTCTACGGCCTGGACCTCATGCCCGCGCTGACGGTGGCGACCTCCGACAGCGACCTGTCCACGTCGCACACGCAGAGCAAGAGCGACGGCACCGGCCTGTCGTTTGCGCGCTTCGCGATCAAGGACACGACCGCCCTTACCCACCCGATTCCGCTGGCGCTTCCCGTGACCAGCCTCACCGCCAAGGCGGCGTCTGGCACCATCGCCTACACGTCGGGCGCGATCTACAACTGGTCGATCACCTGCGCGGGCGTCACCTACTCGGATGAGGTTGTCGCCGACACCGACACCGCAACCACGCTCACCGCGTTCCTGGCGAGCATCAACGGCGCGATGCCGACGTACACCGTCGCCGCCACGTCGGGCGGTGCTGGCACCTACACCCTGACTGCCGAGGTTGTCGGCCAGTCGTTTACCGCGGTTGTCTACAGCCGTGGCGGTACGCTGACGTTCACCGATACGAACGTCCTCACCGACGACATCAGCAAGGTCGGCCTTGGCTTCGCGCTGCGTCGGTCGGACCTTGCCTGTAACGACCTCGCCGCGGGTGATAACGCTGTCACCTACGCCCCCGGTCAGGCCGTCGCGCTCGCGTACGGTGGCCGCCTGTGGCTGGACGCCAACGGCACCCCGGCCAGCAACGGCGCGGTGTACGTGGACGTGACCACCGGCAAGGCTGGCGCGTCCAGCGGGTCGGGTAAGTGCTTCCTCCCCTACGCCCTGTGGTCTGGCCGCGTCACCGACGATGCCAGCGCCTACGAGGCCGTCCTCAACATCCCGCAGGCTGCGTAAGGAGCCATCATGAGCACCGTTCGTTTCATTGACTTCCAGACCGGCCAGCCCATCGCGGGCGGCTCTGGCCCGTTCCAGTCGGGGCTTTTCCTGGACTCGCTGGCCGTCCTGTCTGGCGAGGCCAAGCGCCGCGGGGACTCCCTCCAGGCCGTCGCGACCGCTGCCCTCCAGCGCCGCGCCGATGAGGCTTTCCAGGCGCGCGGCGACGCGGGCGGCTCCACCCCTCCTACGGCGCTCACCCAGCGCATGACGCAGATTTGGGACACCCCGTACCCGCCCCTCGACGGCATGAACATCCCGCACCGCGCGGAGACGCAGATCGGCGCCGAGTTCACCGAGTACGGTCGTGCCGCGATCTCGGGCGAAATGGCGCACTACCGCGCGGGCCAGCCCATCCCCGTGATCTCCGATTCGGTTAGCACCGAACTGCGGTCGGTCGCGCATTTCGTGTCGTGCATCCCGTTCGACATCTACCAGCAGAACGCCGACGCATTTTCCGGCATGAACCGGTTTTCGCGCATGCTCATGGGCGCGCGCACCGTCCACATGCAGGGCCACAACAAGATCGTGTTCAACGGCTACGACGGCACCGAGCTTTACGGCTTGCTGCGTCACACCGGGATCCCGCGGTACTTCGCGTTCTCGGACATTTTCGATGACGCCGTGACCGGTCAGACGATCGTGGGTGAGTTCTGCGCTTACCTTCAGTGGGTCCCGGCCAACACCCGCAACGTCGGCAGCATCAACACCTGCCTTGTCGCGTCCAAGATCGTCGCCCGCCTCAAGGCCAAGCAGTACGGCACGCTCGCGCCTGGCTCGGTCTGGAAGGCGATCCTCGACAACAACCCCGGGATCACGTTCATCGAGGACATGCACTCGCTGAACGACACGGACCTTGGTCATGGGATCTTCGCGTTCCAGGCGGCGGACCCGCTCGCGGCGTACTACGATCTGGTCCAGCCGCCGACGTTCCTCCCCCCGCAGTTCCGCGAGTTCTCCAACTTCGTGTACGTCACGCACACGGAAGCGGGCTTCAAGAGCTGGAACAGCTACAACACGATCCTCGGCTTCATGGCCGTGGCTTCGTAGGAGGGAACATGGAATACACCATCGTCAACAAGATCGGTTCAAACATCGTTCTTCGCATCGACGGCAAGGACGGCAACGTCCCGCCCGCCGGTGTGAAGTTCGATGACCAAAAGTCGTGGGAGTCGTTCCGCAAGAACAAGGTCGTGGCCGCCCTCATCAAGCGGGGCGAGCTCCAGCCCGTCGCGGCCTAGCACATGGCGACCATCGCCGAAACTGTCGCGATCATCGCTCCGCAGTATGCGAATGATGCGCGCGTTTCGGCGGTGGTGTCGTACGTACAGGCCCAAATGGGCCCCATCGCGTGGGGCACGCAGTACGTGGCGGGCGCGGCCAATCTCGCCGCCCACGTCCTGACACTGGCCGACCGTGGCACCCGAGCCGGTACCACGGGATGGACGGGCGCCGGTGCGCTGGCTAGCATGAGTGAGGGTCAGTCCGCGGTGTCGTTTGGGCAGGCCGCGGGCCTCACGAACGCCACGATTGGGGATGCCTCGCTGTCGACGACGCAGTACGGGCTTGAGTTCATGCGGATCCGGTCGTTGCTGGCGGTCCGCACCGGTACGTGGGTGCGGTAATGGCCAAGCCCACCGTGCAGCGCAGCGGTGAGGGCTTCGCGCGCTTTGCGGCGCGTGTGGAGGCCATGTTCGGTGGCCTAGACGTGGTGGTCGGCGTGCAGGGCACGCAAGCCAAGGCTACGGACCCCAACGAGCCCGCCGTTACTGTGCTTGACAAGGCGGTGCGAAACGAGTTCGGCGTGCCCGCGATGGACGGCCACGGCGAGGTGCCCCCCCGTCCGTTCTTGCGTGACAGCGCCGCGCAGTACAAAAAGGCTTGGACCGTCGCCTACCGCAAACAGATCAAAATGGCGCTGTTGGGTCGCAAGACGTCCACGCAGGCGGCTAGCCAGATTGGCAACGTGGTACGCGCAAACGTGCAGGAAAAGATCGTCGCCGGGCCTTGGGCGCCTAACGCACCGATGACGATCGAAAAGAAAAAGTCGTCGCGCCCCCTCATCGACACGGGCCAACTTCGCCAGTCCATCCGCTATCAGGTCGAGCGGCGCGGCGTTGTCGAGGACGTGGGCTAATGCCGCTTTTCCCAAACGCCACCGCCACGCGCTACCGCAACGCTGCACAGGTGATCGGCATGGACCGCCGCCCGATCAAGTCGCAGAGCGCGGTTACGCTATCGGTGCATCACGAGCCGATGGGCAACGAGGAGCGCGAGGTGTTGCCGGAAGGACTGCGCACCCGTGACCCGCGTGTGGTGTTCGCCGCGCCGGATTCGTTTCGGTCTGCTGACGTAGCGGGAGAGTACGACGCGGATGAGGTGAGCCTGCCGGACTTCGGAATGTACCAAATCGTTGGCGTCCAGCGGTTCCGCGACGGTCTGATTCCGCACGACCGGGTTACGGTGGTCAAGGTTCAGGAGATCGTGCCCCCGCAAGGCGTCCCCTGGCCGCCACCGGAGGAGCCATGAGCAGCAACGAAGAGGTGTTGCAGGCCGTGGCGACCTACGTGCAGACGTGCGCGGGCGTCGCGTTCGGAAACGTCATCATCGCCGATAGCGACGCCGTGCGCGTCGTGCCAGCCCCGTACTACACCGTTCGGGTGATTAGTGACGTTGGGGTCGGAGGCCCTACCGAGGTTTACGGGCTCACCGGGGGCGAACGCCCCATGCTGTCGCAGGTTCACGAGCGCCGCGACATGGCCATTCAGGTGGACGGATACGGGCTTGACGCTCGCTTTGGGCTTGAGGTTGTCGCCGCGCGGTGGGCCAAGCAGAGCGGCGCGGGTGGCGCGCTCCGCACCGCTGGTGTCCACGTCTACCGCGTTGGCAGCATCACCAACCTGTCACAGCTACGCGACATGGCGACGGAACCGCGCTTCATGCTCACGATGTACGCCTACACGCCCCGCGCCGATGTGGCCGAAGAGGTGGACGCGGTATCGGTTGTCGTGGTAGACACGCACGTACAGCGAGACGGCGTGGACGTGTTCGAGATCGTCCAATCCTTCGACATCCCCCCGCCCGAGGTGGCCCCATGAGCTTCAATTGGTCCAGCGTGCAGGGAACGGTCAACGTCGTTCTCCAGTCGCTTCCCGTCCGCCGCTCTCCGTTCACGCTGGCCGTTCACGTCGCGTCTGGTACGACCGTGACCGACCCGTACAAGCTTTACACGAGCGTGGATGACATCGGCGCCGACTCGGAGTTGACGACCGCCAGCAAGGCGGCGCTGACGGCCATGATCGCGCCCGCGTCGCAGTACAAGCCTGCATCGGTGGCTGTCATTCCGATCACCGTGACGAATTCGACGGCGGCGCTTGCGCTCCAGGCTGCGATCGATGCGGGCCTTGATTTCGGGTACGTCACGTGCGACACCCGTACGCCCGCGGCGCAGGTCGCGATCTCCAACTGGTGTGAAGCCCGCCAGTACATCTACCTCGCGCAGTCGTCGGATGCGTCGTGGCTGAACTCCGGTGTTCCCACCGATTACAGCACGATCGTGGACAACAAGCAGACCGGGATGATCTACCACCCGACCGACTCGCAGTGGGCGGATGCCGAGTGGGCGGGCTTTGTGTCCGCCAAGGACCCCGACGTGGCCCGCACGAACTTCCGCGGCCCGATCGGCAACGCCACGACGTACACGCTTACGTCGGCGCAGGCCGCTTTTGCCATCGCGAACAAGATCAACATCATCGGCCCTGACGTGCGCGGCGATGCCACGCACTACATCGGCAACGACGCGGGCGCGGCGTGCTCGCTGGAAGGCGAACTGCTCTACGGCGCGCTGACCAAGCTGTGGACCACGATCAAGATCGAGGACTCCAACGCGACGATCCTCCAGCAGTACGACGATCTCTCCGAGGGCGTGCCCTTCAACGACGCGGGCGCGCAGGTGTTCCTGGCCCCGCTGACCGCGCTCGGCGAACTCGGCCTGCGCGCTGGCCACTACACCAAGAGCGCCGCGCTCCCCAAGGGCTACGCCTTCACGTACACCCTTGACGCGACGCGCACCGTCAACATCACGGCGCGTTACGGGTTCCTCGACACGATCGCCGTTGTCAACGTCACCGCCTACCTGTCTCGGAGCTAACCAATGGGACTCGCCGTCACTGACATTAATCGCGAGTTTCTGACCATCGGCGGGCGCGTTGTGCCTCCCGGTGGTCAGTCCAACTGGATCACGTTCACGCCGCCGCCCGAAGGTACGTCGACCGTGGGCAACTCCGGCCTTGGCGTGTTCGCGTTCAACCCTGACACGACCGAGACTGTGCAGATCACCATGTCGCAGAACGAGGCTTGCGCGGCGATCCTTGGCCAGCTCTATGCCCAGCAGAAGGCGGCGCAGGCGGTCCGTAACGGGTTCTCCGGCTTCACCTTACGGTACCAGTCCCTCAACACCGGTACGCTTGTGGAGGCGCAGGCCGCCGTGTTCACGCAGGCGCCTAGCACCGTCGTCGACCGCACGGATCAGGATGTGTCGTACACGCTGACGCTCTACAGCGTCACGCGCACGCTGTCGCCCACCGTGCCCGCGGTCGTGGTGTAGCGCATGGCGATCGGAGGGAGCACGGTTCAGGTTCTCGACATGCACGGCGTCTCGCACGCCTACATGGTCAACACGCCCACCGGCGACGCGGCAGACCTGCTGTTCATGCGGTTCTGTCGCGTGCTCGGTAAGCCGGTGTCGGTGGTCATCGCCAACGCAGGCGAGGGCGCCGTCAAAGCGATCATGGCGATGGACCGCTCCGTCCTGTCGGAGGCCAACGCGGCTCAAAAGGTCCTCACGAACATGATCGGCTCCGCGCTCGGCGAGGTGGCCGTCATGCTGTCCGACCGTGCTCGGTTTGCCGAGGTATCGGAGGCCGTCACGGGCGTGCTCGGCAACCCGGAGTGGCCCGCGCTCAAGCGGGACCTGTTGGCCCTCGCGGTGCGCGACAACCTCCCCCTAGCCGACGCTGGCGTCTACACCGCCGCGTTCGCCCGGGACCCCTGGGAGCCCACGCTAGGGGCTATGGCGGTGGCCCGCGAGCTTGGTTTTTTCGGGGCGTTTGGTACTTCACCGGCCAAGCCAGCGCCGAAGTAGGGCGCAAGTCGAGGGGGGACGCCACCATGCAGATCCTGGGCGTCGGCGGACTTCGTACCCGGTTGTTGCTGTCCGAACGCTTCGGAGGCTGGCTGGACGTGCAGGGTATGGCCTTTACCGACGTTCTCAAGGGGCACGCGCTGTGCGACGCGATAGACGCAGAGCGTAAGCGGCGGGAGGCGAAGGCATGACCCCTGACGGCATCGTCGAGCGCATCGCGATCCTGCTGGGCGTCCAGACGGATAAGGCATCGTTTCAGGCGGCGGACGCCAACGTCGCTGGCCTGACTGCGGTTGTGGCAAGTGCAGCCGCTGTGTTTGCACGATTGGTGGTGGCGTCTGCGGAAGCGGGCGATCAAATGCTGGGCGACGCAAAAAAGGCCCAGGTCAGCGTCGAGACGTTGGGCGAGTTGCGCCACGTCGCCGACGACCTCGGAGCGTCTCAGGAGTCCGTCGGCACCGCGCTCCGGTTCCTGTCGCGCAACCTATCGGACGCTGCCGAAAAAGCGGGACCGGCGCGCGATGCGTTAGCGGCGCTTGGCATCACCATGGAGGACGTCAAGGGGCTTGGCGTCGACAAGGTGCTGGAAGTCATTGCGGGCAAGTTCTCCGGCCTGGAGACGGACGCAAAGCGCACCGACGTGGCTATGACGCTGTTCGGTCGCGGCGGTGCCGAGCTGATCCCGGTTCTGTCCGCGGGTTCGGACGAGATCCAGAGGCTGCGCAAAGAAGCGCAGGACCTTGGCATCGTCATGTCCACCGATGCCGCAGAAGCGGGCGACCAGCTTAACGACACGCTGGGCCGCCTAAAAGCGGCAGCAGGCGCAGCGGCGCTCCGAATTGGCTTTGACCTCATCCCCGCCGTGCAGCGCGTTGCGGACCGGGTCGAAAAGTGGTGGCTTGCGAACCGCGCGGTTATTGTGCAGGGCATCGACCGCACCATGGGCGACATCGCCAAGGCCGTGGACGCGCTGAACTCCCCGCTTGGTGAAATGCTCGCGCTCATCACAGCGATTGGTGCGGCGCGATTCGCGTGGTCGCTGATGCAAATGGTTCCGGCGCTCGGCGCGGTGTCCGCGGCACTTGCTCCGATTGCAGCCATGGCCGCTGTTGGCGGCGGGCTCTACCTGCTTGCGGACGACCTGCGCGGGGCAGCTGAAGGCGCTGATAGCCTGTCTGGACGGGTGGCCAAGGCGCTTGGCGTCGGGTCCGAGTTCGACGTCACCATGAAGAACATTGGCGACATGTTCGCGGGATTCAGCGAGGCCGCGCCGCACCTGTTCGACGGAATGGCGGAAGGCGCAAAGGCCGAAATCAACGCGTTGATCGGCTTGTTTCCCGATTGGCTCGTGAACCTGTTCAGCATGATCGGTAGCGCGGGTTCTGCGGTTGCCGGTGGCGCGCTTGATTGGGCGGGCAGCAAGTTTGCCAAGGCCGCGAGCGGGTTTGCCGCATATAGCAACGTCCGTCGTCGCGCCGTCCAGGCTGGCGGGGAGGCCGGTGCAGGCACCGCCGCCGCTGACCTGCTCGCGCGCATGTCGTTGCGTCAAGCGTTCCTCGGTAACGAATCGCTGCTCTGGTCGGATGCGCAGCGCAAGCGAGACCTTGTGAACATCGTTCGCGGGGATACGTGGTCGCAGTCCGTGACCGGACAGGCAAACGTCACGATCTCCGTCGTCGGCGATCAGTCGCGTCTACCCGCGGGCTTTGAAACCGCCGTGCATGGCGCGGTCCTCAAGGGCTTGCTTGACGCACAGGACGACGTGGGTTGGTCCATGTACGGCCAGAGCGTGCCAAAGTGACCGCCACCCTTACCCGACAGAACGCGACCGGCGCGCGTGACACGCTCACGATCGATGCCGTTCCCACGTTCACCGTGGACCGCAGCGCCAACATCACGGATCACCCCGTCGAATCTGGCGGGTCCATCACGGACCACAGCCAGCGCCTGCCGTGGACGGTGACGCTCCGCGGCTTGCAGACCGAGACGCCGTTCCTGGCCGACGTGTTCGGGGTTGGTCCCGCTCGCATCGCGGATACGCTGGCGTGGCTCGATGCGTCAATGGGGCAACTGCTGACGTTGGCGGTCCCAGATAGCCCGACCATCCGCAACCTGATGATTCAGGCGGCACCGTACACCGGCAACGTCTCCAACTCGGTAGAGCTCACGGTGACGCTCAAGCAGGTGCTGATCGTGGACTCGCAGAGCGTGGCGATCCCGTCCGCGTTCGTCCGCCCCCGGCGTGACGTGAAGGCGGCGACGGCTCCCACGGCGCAGACCGGCGAGACGCAGACGGAACCGCTAACGTCCAAGACGTGGCTCGCCACCGCGCTTGATCTCGTGACGGGGGGCTGATGATCCGTCTACGCCTACAGCCCCCAGGTGACGTGTTCTCCACGTTCGTCCAACTCGACGGCGTGCGTCTGTTCCTGACCTTCCGGTGGCTGCCCCGTCCCGCGGCTTGGTACGTGTCCGCCGCGCTCGCAGACGGCACCCCGGTAGCGGGCACCGTGCGTGTGACGTGTGGGTCGCCGCTGTTGCCTGACCAGTCATTCCCAGGCGCGCCGCCCGGCCTGCTGTTCGTCATTGGCAACGACGACCCATACCGTCAGGAGCAACTAGGGAACGGCGTGGACGTGGTGTACCTGACCGCCGCGGAAATCGCGTGACACGGCAGTTTGGGCGCGTCGTAGAGGTCCATATCGGATCGCCCGGCGAGGTTGGGCGCAGGATTACGGGGCTTCGTACCGCGTTCGTCGCATCTAAGGACGAGGATGCAGCACTGGACCGTTGTGCAATCACGCTTTGGAACCCGTCGCTAGACACG